AGTAAAACTTTCTGTAATGCACCTGGATTCACTCGAGCAGGTGGAGTGAAGATAACAGCGTATCTGTTATTTCTGGCGAGAGATCCTCGTTTAACTTCTGATATAAAATCTTTAAGCATTTTATTTTCTCATTATTTTTCTGGACTCTGCCCAGATTTCTTGTTTGCTTGCTCCCACGAATCTTTCAACTGGAAGTAACATAGCGGTTGCCCAATCATTAGAGTTTATCTGTCTAAACTGAGATCTAACATGACCAGTAAGATATTGCTTAACGCATGGCTTTGCCGCAGCGTACTTTGATACTCCATCGATGAGTGCCCAAGAATACTTAATCCTAGTAGTTTCATCTATTTTAGAGTTATTTTTAAACACTAATAAATTATCAAGAAGCGTAATACGCAATTGATACGGTAAGTAGTGTAAATTTAAACCGATAAATCCATCTGGTGTTTTACGAAACGGAAGAACTAGTGGAAATTTATCATAATACGGGAGTTCTGCTTTACCTTTTGGATCGTACGCAAACATATACAAAAATCCAGGCATAACTCTAGTTGTTAATTGTTCTGGATTCCCCTGAAGAACTCTTTGAGGGGTGATTTGTTGCCTACTCATTAAGAGTACTTGCTGCTCAAACCATGCACGAGACTTCTTAACTGCTGTTAAGAGATCGTACTGATTTCGCTCGAAAACGTCTTTTAGGTTTGCCATATTAGTTATTTAGGTGTCAAACCCAACTCGTGTTCAGTTATAATCTTAAACTCCCATCCTCGATCTTTGGCATACTCTACTGCAGCTGCCCATTTAGCTTTCTTCTTCATAAAGGTTAGGGACTCTGTTAGGTATCTTTGAGTTTGCTTTCCAGGATAGACTGGAGCCACTGTCTGTTTTTGAGGTTTTACTTCGACCAGATAGGTTTTTAGGAAAGATTCTTTAGATCTTACTTGGATTTTAAAGTCCACGAAATAACGATGAATGTTATTATCCGTAGGACAACGATAAGGTACAATCGTTTCCTCAGAACTCCACTTTATAATACTAGGGTTTTTATCACACCAAGATGCGAACATTGTCTCCCAACTAGACCTCATAATGATATTAGTTGGATCTCCTGTGTATTTTTCAGGGAATATTGGAGTGAACTTTCTTTTATGGAACATAAATAAGTAATTAGGAATAAATAACCACCATTTATTTAGGTTAAGGACACAAAATGGCAATCAATACAGGAACTGCAGGAAAACCACCTACATCAGCAGAAAACCTATACAATCGTAGGGGTGCTGCAGGAACGATGAGTGATAAGTACTCGGTAGATATGTATTCGTATCCAAACGATCTTATTTCCAATACTGGAATCTATGGCGGAAACTATGCAATTTTCTACATTAACGTACAGGTAGATTCAAAGCTAGGAAGATCTGCAGATGAAAGTCAATTCGTTAATGAAACTACCCCAAGAGATCGTGGCGATTTAATCGCACAAAAATTAACAGAAGGTAAGCTACTGGCGACTAATCTTGGGCTTATTGGTGGTGGTGCTATTTTAGGTAAAGCATTAGGAGTTGGATCTGTCACTGGTCCAGCTGCAGGATTAGCAGCAGTTGGTGCTGGTGCCACTGCTAAAGTTGCTGCAACTGCGAGTCGTGCACAAAGAAGATTAAAAACTGCCATCGCTTTACACATACCAAATCAACTACAGATTCGTTATGGTATGCAATGGGGTGAACAAGATACTGGTGTTTTAGCAATGGGAGCAGCTGCAGCAGATCAGGGTGAAGAGGTTGCTAAAGCATTGATGGGTAAAAGTAATAATAAAGATGTTGGTAACCTTGCTGGTGCTATTGCTACCAACTTAGCTTTATCAAAGGGTCCATTTGCTGCAGCAAATTCTGCAGCCACTGGTTTAGCAGCAAACCCTAAAAAAGAACAAGTGTTTAGTGGTGTAGACTTTAGAACATTCCAAGTTGAATATCAATTCTTTCCAAGAAGTAAAGAAGAAGCAGAGAATGTTCAAAGAATTATTAAACAGTTTAAGTATCACATGCATCCAGAATTTAAGGACGCTAATAATTTTGTTTACATTTATCCATCTGAATTTGATATTTTCTATTATCAAAACGGTAAAGAAAACTTAAATATTCATCGCCACACATCATGTGTTCTAACAGAGATGAGTATTAACTATACACCTAACGGAGCATTTACTACATTTGATAATGGTATGCCAACTCAAATTAACGTGCAAATGTCATTCCGTGAACTTTCTCTACTCACTAAAGATAAAATCGAGGATGGTCTATAATGTATTTTAAAGATTTCCCAACTTTCTTATATGATTTTAACTACGGTGCAGATACAAATAAAACATCTGTAGTCACTGACATAACCAGAAACGTAAGATTCCGTAAAGAGTTATTTTCTTCTGTAACATATTTTGATGAATATGATATTGTTGACGGAGAAACTCCAGAAATTATAGCGGAAAAGATTTATGGTAATCCAGAGTATCATTGGATCATTATGCTTGCCAATGATAAGTATGATTACATAAGCGACTTTCCTCTAGCAGAACCTCAACTTGCCAGACATATTCAAGAAGTATATGGTGCGACTGCCAACAATGTTAAACATTATTTAAACGCTGCTGGGTTTACAGTAAACTCTAATGCTCCAGGTGCAGTTGCAGTGACTTTTGCTCAACATGAACGAAATGTGAATGAGACTAAACGAAGAATTAAAATCATATCTCCACAGTTAGTTAATACAATTCTTAAAAACTTTAAAGACTCTCTATAATGCAATCAAGCGAGAAGTTAAAATTTGCTGGTGAAGTAATTCTTGATAAGGTCAGGATTATTACTCCATCTGGCTTTTACCAGGATATTGCTGGACAGGTTATTACCGTGCAGGTATATGAAGATCTGTTTTCGCCATTTATCACTGGTAGTTTAATTGTAAAAGAATCTTTAGACCTTATCAATCTTTTCCCATTCATCGGTGAAGAGTATCTAGAGTTAGAAATTAGAACTCCAACATTAGATAAAAATAATATTAAAAACACATTCTACATTTACAAGATGGGGAATAGAGAGTTGCTTGGAGATCGTTCGGTTGTTTATCAACTACACTTTATTTCAACAGAAGCTATTTCTGATTTAAATAAAAAGATTAGTAAAACATTCACAGGTAAAGTATCTGACATGGTTCAGAAATTTGTCACTGACAAATACGATGGAATGGAAAGCACCAAATCAGTTAATGTTGAACCAACTATAAACTCAACAAAGTATACTTCTAATTACTGGACTCCAGTTCAGAATATTATGTACTTGGCTGACAATGCAATTAACGCTAATAAAACTCCAGACTACGTTTTCTTTGAGAACAGAGATGGCTTTTACTTTATAAGTTTAGAATCATTATATTCAAATAACGTATTTCAAGAGTTTACTTACGACAAATATACTCGTGACGATCTTCCAGGTGGTGGTAGTGTAAGAAACGTACAGGAAGATTATAAAAGAATTATCTCAATCAGTATTCCAACTGGATTTGATTACATGGATCGTATTCGATCTGGTATGTTATCATCAAAGTTAATTACATATGACGTAACAAAGAAATCGTACACAACTAAAAATTATGATATGTTCAAGCGATTTGAACAACAGAAACATTTAAATAAGTTTCCTATTAATTCTAACAGATCTATTTTTAGAAATAATGCTGTGATTATGAATGAGTATAAAGCATTTGCGAATCATTCAGGGTTTGGTGATGTTACTAATACAAGAATACTTCAGGAAAGAACTTCGTTAATGAAGTTGGCTGAAGCAAACAAACTAGAAATCACAGTTCCAGGAAGAGCAGATTATACTGTTGGTCAAAAGATTGCAGTTGTGTTAAATAAAATAGAACCAATCTCTGATAAAGATGGGGATATTACTGATAAGATGTTTTCTGGTTATTATATTATTGCAGCTATTAATCACTATGTAGACAGAGA